ATCCGGCGGCACTTACTGTACTGAATGCTTCCAAACGGGCCCTCCATGCATTGTGGTCCCCGATACCGCCACTACAATGATATCTGCTTTTTGTTCAAAGTACAACCTTTCCCTTGCGGGAAAACGAGGCTGCAAATCACTGTTTTCAGAATGTGCGGCATTCCCTGCGAAAGCTGGCATAACGTTTTCCCCTGTCTTTACAGCAAACCGTGCCCCCCAATACTGCTGCGCACAAAAGCAAAGGATCACTTCAAATCCTTTTCTGTTTCCATACCCCACGCCTCAAATTTATCCTAAGGCAATACCGCACAATTCTAAGTGTCGAATCGCGCCGGCAGATTTTTTGGCAGGTTAAACAAAAAGCGCAGCGAATACTTTGTGTATTCGCGAGCATTTTTGTGACAGTTGCCGGAAAATCTGCAAGCGAGGTGACGCTTAAGGCATCAGCCGTGAATTGTGCGGTGTTGCCTAAGACCGCATCTGCCGCGCGCAGCCGCATATCTTTCGGCGGCGCGTACGCAGGTGCGGTTTATTTTACGTTCGAGGGGCTCCTTCAACAACAAAAGCAGCCGGGGCTGTTTTCCGGCCGCATAAACAGATGCGCCGCCGTGACTATTTCCATAGGGGCCGGCGCAAACTATGAAAAGAGCCGTGCCTGGGAACAGAAATAGGACTTGCATATTTTATACTAAAATGGTATAGTATTATTAAGGAAAAAGAAACCAATCCCGCCGGCGGTGAAAGCGCCGCACAGCGGGCGATAACACAAAAGGAGATAAGATTATGGCGGTAAATGTGAAAACACAGGATTTTGAAGAACAGGTGGCAAAGGCTTCCGGCCCGGTGCTGGTGGATTTCTGGGCGAGCTGGTGCGGTCCGTGCCGTATGCTGGCGCCGGTCATCGACCAGCTTGCGGCAGAGCAGACGGATGTAAAGGTCTGCAAGGTGAACATCGACGAAGAACCGGGCCTTGCCCAGCGCTTCGGCGTTATGAGCATCCCGACGGTGGTGCTGTTTGAAAACGGCCAGGAAAAAAACCGCAGCGTGGGCCTTGTGCCCAAGGAAAAGCTGCTGGCGCTGCTGGGACGCTGATTGGTCTGAGGAATCCGGAGGATAAGACAGCCTTCAGGATGGTTTTCATGTTTTGAGGCAGTAAAAAGGCCGCGTGCCCTTTCACAAGGGCACGCGGCCTTTTGGGATTCATAAGGCAACAGGGCTCAGCGGCGGTTGACGCTGCTGGTGCCCTTCTCTACCAGGTAAGTGGCCTCCAGGTCTGCCAGATGAAGCTTGACAGCCAGCGGGTATTCGTCGAACGCATTGCTGATGGCGTAGCTGCCGCCGCGCACCGCGTCGTCGAAGCCGCCCATGTGCCAACGGATGGCGATGGCCTCCACGGGCTTCAGGCGGATGAAACGCTCGATGAGATAAACGCTCTTTTCCCCGTGACCGAACGGAAAAGCGTCCTGCACGCTGTAAGAGGGAACCTTTTCCCATTGCCCGGTGGCGTCGTTCTTTACGTTGCGGAACCCCGATTTGTAGTAATTGGCCTTGCACAGGTCGTGCAGCAGAGAAACGAGGGTGAAACTCTCCTTGTTGTCCTCTTCCGTGTAAAAGCGGGACATCAGCACGTTATACACGTTGATGCTGTGCATCACAAGGCCGCATTCGCACGCGCCGTGAAAACGCGTGGAGGCCGGAGCCGTATAAAAATCCGTGGTCGCCAGCCAGTCCAGCAGCTGCTGCGCGCCGGGGCGGGAGACATTTTCGGAAAAAATACGGATAAACTCTGCTTTGTAATCCATACCGTCAGATCTCAAGGTCGTTCAGGATGCCCTTCAGAATGGCCAGCTCGTCGTGGGTGAGGCTGATGCCCTTGCCCATTTTGCTGTTGTCGGGCGCCCAGTCGCGGATGTCGTATTTGGGCTCGCGGTCGTTCCAGCTCACCATATTGAGCTGCCGTTCCCAGCCGTTGGGGCTCTGGGACAGCACCGCGATGCGTTCTGTGATCTCATATTTGAATTCTGCCATAAAACTGATACTCCTCGCAAAAAGTTTCGATATATTCAATCATACTGGATGCGGCCCGCAATTGCAAGTGTGAAAATCCGGGTGAAAAACAAAAAGCAGCGTGGCCCCAAAGGTCCGCGGTGCCTGGATGGAGCGGAATTGTCGAATCCGGAACCGCCGTATACAGGAGCAATCTGCGGCCGCCCCGCAAGCTGCATTCCTGCACATGTGCGCTTTTTCCATCATATGATAATGATGGGAGACAGCCGCAAGCTGTTCCCGAAACGATAAAGGAGAAGAGTATTTTATGGATTATATGGAAGCAGAGCGCCATGAGCGCTGTCCGGTTTGCCCCAAAGAACAAACGCACGTCCATGAAGTCCTTGGCAGTGTCTGGATTGCCGAGGCCGCGACGGACCCTCACAATCATAGATTTGCAGTTGTGACCTGTGATGTGATTCCGGTTGGAACACGTGACCATGTGCATGAGGTGAAATTCAGGACGGATTTTTACGAGGACCATTTTCATGAATTCTCGGGAAGAACGCAGGGCGCGATTCCCGTTGGAAATGGCCGGCACGTCCATTTCCTGGACTCCGTTACAGAGCAAAACGAAGGACACAGGCATAAATTCAGGGTTGCTACCCTGATTGACGACCCAATTGGAGAATAACATGGTGCCGGTATAACCTGAAAATCTGCCCGCCGCCCTTAGCATATCTCCAAACCGGTGCGGTTACAGATATGGAAAAAGGCCGCCGACTTTTGTCGGCGGCCTTTTTTAAGATGGTCGGAGTATTGAGATTTGAAGCCTGTTAAAACGGCTTGAAATCAATACAAAACACCACAGTCTGCAAAAGGTCTGCAATAAATCGGTTTTAATAAGTGCTTTCCGATTCTGTTTTTAAGCGTTTTTTTCTTGTCTTTCAGCCCTCAAAAGTTCATTTAATTTATTTCTCGCATTATGAACCATGCTCGGTTTGAGGGCTAAATATACTTCGTGAATCATTTTGGCGTTTGCATGTCCAACAAGTAAAATCGCTATTTCTTCCGGGACTTCTGCTTCGGCCAGCATGCAAACATACTCGTGGCGAAACTGGTGGGCGCATATATCGGCTTTCCAATCAGTATACGTTACTGTTGTTTCTCGTCCGTTCCTCTTTCTGCGCATGGTTCTTTCGATAGGCTGCGCCATTCCATGTTTACGCCAAAAGCGTATCCACATTCTGCGGTACTCAGAGGCCGTTACAGGCGTTTCTTTAAGCCCGATGATATAAGTCTCGGGTGACATGCTTCTAAGCTGTTGTAGGGCTTGTTTTAGGGGTGAGAGCAACGGTACAGTGCGAACGCCTGCTTCTGTCTTTGTAACAGTGATATGCGGTCGATTGCCGATGAACTCAACGGACTTTGAAACATCGATCAAGTTTTCTTCAAAGTCGATATCGCGGAGCTGTATTGCACAGGCTTCTCCACGGCGTTCGCCGGTACATAAATACACAACCGCCGGGAGCGCTTCCGGATCGTCCAGATTGTCCTTTACTATTTGTACTTGCGTGTCGCTTGGCGGCATTCGCTTGCCTTTTTTTAGCTTTCGTGGCATTTTGGCAAGGTCTGCCGGGTTTCTGAACCCCGCCCACTCGGGAGAATCAATCCATATTTGAAAAATCGAATTAAGAACAGTTTTTTGATTTGATACGGTCGATTGAGCCATTCCGCTGATTGACTTAAGAAACTGTGTTACCATGTACGGTTCAATTTCATCTATGCGCATGCCTTTGAAATATGCCTTAGCGCGTCGGAGCGCTGGACGGTATGCTATTTGTGTTCCGTGTTTCATTTCGCATACCTGACCGTCATATATTTCAGCGACTTCTTCAAAAAGCGGGGCTTTTGGTTTTTCGTCTGCCTGGATTCCCAAAATTTTTTCTGCCGCGCCCTCTGCCCGAGCCATGTCCCGCTTGCGTATCACCTCGGCTGGATTTAGAGATGAAAATGAACGGCGTTTTCCGTTTATAGTTTCCTGTAGCTCCCAAACCCCGTTTTCTTTCTGGCGCATGCCCTCTGTAAGTTTTTTGCGTGCCAATTTCAATCCACCCTCCTTCTTTGCGTGAGGAGCGGTTGCCCCTCCAAGATATGCTTTGACAAGCCTACCCCGGAGGTGATATAATCCGATTGTCAGGGCGGATTGCCACCTCTGTGGTAAGCTGTTCTATATAAACGCTTCGGCACTCCCACGCCGGGGCGTTTTTTATTTTATGCACTGTGGGCAAGCTCGATAACCCGCAGTAATTGCGCTGTTTTCATCTTCAAAATAATATACTTCATCTATATTATTTTGAATCGTGACGCACGAATATTGATGGTAGCAAACACTTTCGGGAACAACAAACACGCTGCCGTAAGGGGAGGTGCCATTGTATAGATCACCTCCCGCAATGCTGGGACTAATTGTATTTTTTTTGATTTTCTTCAATGTATCTTATCGCGGATGGTTCGTGACACTGAGAGCATGGAGCATAACCCAGTCTTTCTGCTCCGGAAACAGATACTATGTAAATCGCATTGCTTCTGCTTAACGATCCGCATCCTGGTTCGTGATATCTATCTCCGGTTTCAGTAATGCATGCTACATGCCATTTAGCGTAAAGAGTAGGAGTTGCGCTTCTATCGTTTGCGGGGATTGGTTCATAAACCACATTTTTCATTTCGGTTTTTAAATCCAAAATTTCTGCGTTATGCTGTTGACTTTGTACGATTAGAGCAATGCAAAGCCCAACAGATAAAAGTAAAAAAGCGATGCATAAAATTTTATAATTGATTTTTGCGGGAATATAACGAACTCTTTTCCCACAGTTCGGGCATTTTGTGTCATTTGGCCCGCACTCTGTACCGCAGTTTTTACAGAACAATTTTTTGACAGACTGTTGTTGCTCCGGTTCATAAGCAGAATCTATGCGGCTTTGTATATTTTCGGATAGAGGCTGCTCCTGATCAGCTTGTACGGCCTCCGAGGCGTCATTCAATACAGAATCATCCTCTATATTTTCCTGCTCGTTATATGCTTCGTCCTCAATTTCCGACGATTCGGGTGCTGGTAGCGCAGAAACGCCGCCTCTAATTGGAAATGCAAGCCTTAGTTTCACGGATTTATTAAAATAAATCGCCCATGCAACAGGGACCAAAGTTGAGCCAAGGGCTTGATATCCAAAGTTAGTATCCAGCGTAAAAGCAACTATCATATAAAAAATGCGGATACAAATAAAAGCATATAAAACATATAGAAAACGCCATCTCCGGTTTAAAATGTCAATTAAAATCCATGTCCCGGTTATCAAAACAGCAATGGATGTGCTAATTTCAAACCATAGAACCCATTCGACAGTAGTGCCTATAAATGAATCAGATGCATTAAATGTGCTTATTAGGTTTGAAAGTCCGGAAAAAAGACCGATGGCAAGCGTGATGCAATAAATTTTAGTAAGAACAGGAAGCGGAGTTTCATTCAATCTAGGTCTTTCCATAACAGTTCCTCCATTAAAATTCATACCCGATGCAAACCATTCACAACAACGCTGTCATCCAGAGAGATGTGCGTTATTTTTATTTTTCTCTGCTTTTTCGTCCTCTTACCATTTCGACAAACCGAAGTATATCTTGCGCACTGGTCTCTGTTAATGGCCCATCACACGAAAAAGCGATGCCTTGCAATTTTTGTAAGGTTTCTGGTGTGATTGGGTCATCTTCTATTTCACGGGCACGTTTACGTTCGGCTAATTCTTGAACAAAATTTACGTTGCATGCCTGTGTGTAATAGTCAAGCATTTCCTGTACATATTCCTCACGCACACTGAGCTGTTCCGCAAGCTGCCAAACCTCTGTGTAGCCTTCTTCCATCAAGGACAGTAGCTTTTCAACAGAATAATATTTTTTAAAGCCGTAGCGAACCGCGATGTTTTCCTGATGTTCTCGCACCGTGTACGGACTGTCCAACTGATAAAAGGTGTTCGTGGCAAAGTGGCCCTCTTCGTGAATGAGGATTTCACGCTTGTGTTCAGTGCTTTCTACTTTTTGGGGGTCAATGCAAAGATAGCCGGATGGCTCTGCAACTGCGACAACTTCTTTTGTGGAACAATGAAAGACTTCTATTCCTTGTTGATCTAAATTGTCGTACAATTCGTCAAGAGGAACCGTGGCATTCATTTTCTCATTCTTCTCCTTTTTCGCGTTTTCTGCGTTTTTTCTCCGCTATCATTTCCATAATCATTGTTATATCATCAATCTCAGCTTGGCTAAACTCTTCCTTTACCTTGCCGTATGCAGCGAAAAGTTGACCAGCGAGGGGATCGTTTTTTATAAGCTCGTCGGCCTCTTGGCCGGCGGGCTTTTCTTCGTTTCCGAGAAGATAATCTGCGCTCACGTTAAAATAGGTCGCAAGTTTTTGCATATTTTTAGCTGAAAGTTGCTGTGTGCTCCCAGTCGCCAAATTCCCTACACTGCTACGTGGTACACCAGCTGCTCTGCACATTTCGGTTATCGTTATTCCTTTTTGGGCGCAAAGCTTTTGAAGGATAGAGTACATATTACACATAAATCGGGGCCTCCTGATTGTGCAAAGTCACAAATTACTGAAAACAAGAATAAACCCCTTGCAATATTACCGAAAACGGTTATAATATAAGCCATAGGGTTCCGAAAACAGTAACTGAATTTTGATGCAACTTTATTCTATTACGTTTTTCGGTAACTGTCAATAAGAATGGAGGTGAATTATGCGTAATGTCAAAACTTTGTAATTTTGGTAAAGAAATAAAAAAAAGACTTGTAGATATTGACAAAAACCAAGAATGGCTAATCACAGAAGTTCGTGCAGATACTGGACTATATTTTGATACGGGCTATCTTCACAAAATTCTTGTCGGAAGAATCGCAACGCCGCGTATTGTCGCCAGCATCAGCAAAATTTTGGAAATTCCTATACCTACATTATCCGACAAATAGTGTCCCATAAAGCGGACGGAAAGAAGAGGTGAAAGAGATGGATAATCAACAGATAAGAGAAACGCTCGAAAAGCAGCTGCAACTACTCTCCGAGCGTTCACATGAATCGGATTTGCCTGTGCCATTTATTTGTGATTTAACGCAGGTAATGGTGCAAGTGGCAAAGGTTATTTGCTGTATTTAGCCTTGGCATTTTCATAAGCAGATTCGAAAGAATTGCTTATACGAAAATAAGCATCCCAATATAATTGACACATTGCTTCGGGAGTTGCGCCATTGGAACTCATGTTTTGTACATATAACATGGCAAGGGCTTCCGTACAATTTCGGGGAAACATTGAATTTTCCATTTTAAACACCTCCTTTCTTTTCGCAGTATAGCACATAGGAGGTGCACTGACTACCTGCTCGGGCGGGCAGAGAGATGAGAAGTGAGGAGGTGAAAGAGATGATAATGAATGTAAAATTCGACAATGAAGAAATCATGAATTTGCTTCAACAGGCAAAAGAACAGATTGACGCATTGCGAACGACAACGATGCGGTTAAACGCGGTACTTGGCATAGCTGTAGAAAAAGAGCCGCCGGACGAGACCAGCGGCAGCAAATGATCTATTTTGCAATTGCGGAAAGGGCTTCTGATAAGGATACGGCCAATTCATTTATAACTGGCGGAACAGGAGGTGAAAGAGATGGATACTGAAAAAATCAATCGCCTAACCGACGCGCTGCTCGCGTTTGTAGAGCGGGCATCAAAAGAGGCGGCCAGCGAAACAGAAGTGGAAGTTCTGCCGCAAGTCGCCTCTATGCTGGTTGAGATTATCAAACTGATTGTTTAAGAAGGTAAATATGTCAGCACTTGTAATTTTTGCACTATGTCTTTTTATACCGATGCTTTTGATAGTGTTTGTATTCTGGTTTTTTATGATGGATGGATGGCGAGACTGTTTGGATTTTTGGGATGAAATTAAAGAACGCAGGAGGCGTTAATCAAACTTATGTTTCCGTTAGTGCTCAAAGAGCTGAAAGAGAGATGAACACTACGTTTTACATCGCTTTACTCACAGGGGCAATCCTCGGCGGGATTATTGGCGCAGGAATGGAGCGCAGAACGAACAAAATCTTGAAAATGGTGCGTCGGATTCAGCAGCATGAGCCGTATGCGCTTTTGCATTTATCTATGAAATATTTCTGGCCCGAGGAGCAGAAAGGAAATCAGATCAATGACACAACAGCAGGCGAATAACTTACTTATGGAGCAATGGTTTCGGCTGCACAAAACACCGTCTGAACGGTGGGCGGAGGAATGCAAAAGGCTTGCTCCATTTGACACGCTGGACGAATATCTTTCGGCAGTATCTGTTAAACACTTCGGTGAAGATGTTTTGAACAGTTTCCGGTCTCACCGTTCTGTTAAAGCAAAAATAGAAACGCTTCAATCAAAAATGTTGATGCTACTCCGAAAAGCGAGAGCGAGGTAACAAATTGCATGACTTTTGAAACAATACGGTTAATCACAGCTCTAGCCGCCTTGGCGCTATCTATCAGCGGAATCGTGAAAAAGAAAAGGGCAATTCAATATGCCGGACAGGTAATTGGAATAATGATTGTTTTTTCCTTTTTCATTATTGGATAAACAAACTTGAAAGTGAGGTGAAGCGATTGAAACGTTGTTTGATGTGCCGAATCATGGACGCATTACTGGATCCGATTCCGAAAGCGTTCAAACGCCAAGGTAACGATGCCGGGAAAGTGCTTTACTATCAAACCCAAAATGAAAGCTACCGCAGGCGCAAGCACTTGCAATACCGCAATCTTCTCTTGTCGGCGCTTATATGCTTTTTCCTCGGCCTCGTTGTGCAAATGTTCTTTAAGTTTTTCTAACATTTTTTGTATGAGACGTGGACAAGCCCGGAAAGGAGGCGATACGATGCCGCGCGAAAAGGAATTATTTTACCCAACGTTGGAACGCATTCGCTCAACGGCAGACCGGATGTTCCCGGATAAAATCGTGTACAAGCAGACAGAGGCCGCAAAGATCATGGGTGTTTCGGTAACTACATTGTGGAGGAAGGGGCTGACTGGCGGTGAAATCACATGCGAGCAACTTGCGCGGGTGTTTGCGTAGCAAGGAGCCTAACCCGTTCTGCCTGCGTCTCCCGCGCGGCCTGCGCGGATGGACAAGCCTTATTTACAAGGTGGTACTGCTCGCATCCGTACTGCCTGTACTAGACGGCCTGCAGGCGATAGGCCGGGGCAACTCGGACATGCTGCCGGGTCTTGAAACGCTGGCGTTTGGGCTGGTGTTGGTGCTGGCTGGGATTGGCGGGTACATAGCTGTAAGAGAGGAGGAAAAACATGAAAATAACGCATGAGACGCGGCGTGAGAGCTTTGAGCAGCTTGACCCGAGCGGGCGAAAGGCGGCTATCTTGGCAGAGCTTGAGCGCGGCGATGGCACGGCACTGGAAATCATGCGGCGAATGGGTTTTACGGACCCGAACCGAGTAAGGCCGCGTTTGAACGAGCTTGACCGTGCAGGATACATATTCCAGGTCGGAAAACGCGCTGACCCTATTACAGGAGTTAATGGTGTCATATACAGTAAAAAAGCCCCTGCATCCGCTGGCACGGATAACAGAGGCGCAGACCAAAAATCTACACTTAAAAAATATACCACTGGGGAGGATTTGTCAAATGCCTGAACTGCATTACATCGGAATATCGGCGGCGTTTGACCCTTACGCGGAGGCAGAACCGGTGTCTTATTGCCCGGAATGCGGCGCACCGGTATATGACGGAGAGCGCATCTATTACGGACATGGAACCGATCATGTAATAGGCTGTGAGCATTGCATTGATACAGGCTTTGCACAGGCCGGATAAGGAGTTTGCCTTGAACTCGATTCATGACACATTCCCAAACGGTATTCAGTACTATACATCGCTCAGCCTGGAGATGCTGGTACATTTCCCGGAGGGACAAGCGACATGCCAATATTGCAAGTTGTTTTGTCGATATGAGGAAAATTTTAAGCGGTATAGCTGCCGCATCACAGAGGAATGGTTGATAAATCCATTTAAAGAACGCGGGAAATTTTGCCCGCTTAACGCACTAAAAAAGGAGGAATGACTTATCGGGATCCCTGTATTGATTCTAGGCGAGAGCGGGAGCGGGAAGAGCGCGAGCCTGCGGAACTTTGAGCCGGGTGAGATCGGTATTTTCAATGTGGCCGGGAAACCGCTGCCTTTTAAAAAGAAACTGCCGAGCAAAAACACGGATGAATACGCAAAAATCATGTCCGGCCTGCTGGGCGGCAAGTGCAAGTCTTTTGCTATTGACGATTCACAGTCAAGTTTTCAGGGTCAAGCGGTTTACTCGATAGCTGGACAGCTTCAGCCGACCTGTAATATAAAGGAGCATCAACATGGAAGAACAATATACAGTATACATCCGCACGGATGCGGCCGGGCGCATCGTGGAGATAAACAGCAGCGCGTTTCTGGCCGACACGGCGGGTTGGACGGCTATTGATGAAGGGTATGGCGACAAGTACCACCACGCGCAAGGCAATTACTTTGCATTGCCGCTGTACGGGCCGGATGGCTGCGCGAACTACAAGCTGGCAAACGGTACGCCCGCCCTACGCACAGAGGCGGAGAAGACGGCAGAGATCGCTGCGCGGCCTGCGCCGGAGCCGACACAGCTTGACCGTGTGGAGGCGCAGATTGCCTACACTGCCATGATAACGGACACGATGCTGGAGGGTTAAGCATGTACGACAACATTAAAAAGTGGTACGACATGGGCCTGTGGAGCGCCGCGCAGGTGCGGCAGGCCGTCCTTAAAGGCGTTATTTCCGAAGCGCAGTACAAAGAAATTGTTGGGGAGGCGGAAAGCGCATGATGATTTTTAAGGGGCGCAACCGTGTAACCTCCGGCTTTCGGCTGTCGGCGCGCCCGAACCACAACGGCATCGACATCGTGGGGGACGATGATAAAACAGTGCACGCCGTCGCGGGCGGCACGGTGGGGTTTGCGGGCATTGTGCCCAAAAGCGCGGGCGGCCTGACGTGGCAGTGGGGCTATTATGTGCGCATCGACGGCAATGACGGACGCAAGTATTACTACTGCCATTTGGCAGCCGGCAGTTTGCTGGTGCGCGTGGGCCAGCGCGTGCAGGCGGGAACGGCGCTTGGCACGATGGGAAACACCGGGTACAGCTTCGGCGCGCACACGCATTTTGAAGTGCGCAACGCCTATGGCACACCGATAGACCCGGCAGGCTATGCAGGCGTGCGGAACGCGGTTGGCACTTATACGGATACAACGGACAAGGAGGACGACATGAAATTTTTGAAGGTGACAAGCGGCAAATGCGAGGTGTTCACCGCGCCCAATGTGAATGCGGTGGACAAGCACTATAACGGCGGAAAGCTGACCGAGGGCGTGTGCTACCCGGTGCAGGCCGAGGTGGGCAGCTCCGGCGGGTACAGCTGGGTTCGCATCTTCGTGGCGGGAGTGCAGCGTTACGCCGTGGTGCTGGCCGACCGCTGCCAGCTTGTGACGCTTTCCCCGGGCGACGCGTTCACGGCCTGCGTGGCGCAGGGAGGAGATACGGCGGAGCTGGAAAAGCAGCTTGAGGTAGCAAACGCACGAGCGGATGAAGCAAACAAGCGCCTTGCGAATATCAAGGCATACGTCGCGGGGGTATAGGCCAGTGTGGGATCATATTCAAAAGTATTGGCTTACTTATGCGATGGGGATTGTTGCGGGCGGGCTTGGGGCGCTCTGGAAATGGGTGCGGGGGAAGTTTCGCACGTTGGATGCCATGAAAGATGCAAACCTGGCACTGCTGCACGACAGGCTGTACCAGGGCTGCAAACACTATATCGCACAGGGCCACATCGACGTGGATAGCCTGAAAAACATCGAATACCTGTACCGCGCCTA